AAAATGCCACTAATAATGTTGCTGTCATCAAATGCCAAAACAGGTGCCTCATCCTTGTTGATTGTTACACCCCAAAGTCCAGTGGCAATGTCATAACCAACAAAACAACCTGAGTTGCCTGCTAGTCTTTGTAAGTTGTCCATTACATTGTCAGCAGGATTGATTACACCATTAATCTGATAACGATTGGCCAGGGTCTTTGTTGCACCATCTGCTTCATCAAAATAACTCACTGTGTCATCAGCATAACCATTTAGTGCCACTAGACTTGCTGTGTCAATTTGACTTAGTGCTAATCCAGCACCACTGATCTTATTGCGTAGAAATGCATGAATAGCATCACCTGGCTTGAACAAGTTGTTGCTGACTTTGAATTGTAATTCAGGCAATCCTGTAATGCCTTTGTCTTTGTTGTAGGAGATTTTAACCAAGGCAAATGTCAAACCCACCATGCGTTCATCACTGACCCAACCTGGCATTAGCGTTCTAGCATCACCATGTAGTGTGGGTAGACTTGGCAAGTATTCCAGCAAGTCACTGGGGCGTATTGGTGCAGCCGCGCCATTGTATAGATAAATCTTAACCAAGTCTCTGGGACAGGTATCAACCACACCATCTTGATTTACAATGTAGTCAATGGTGATGCCATCTGCTTTAAAATATACTCTTTGGTTGTTCCAATATACTTCATCCACTGTTGTTGTAATTGCTGCCGCATCACTGAGTCTTAAAGTGGTTGTTGTAGGAATTTCAGCCAAGGTCAAGCAATACCACATGGTCTTGTTTGAATCAGCAATTTGTGCATCAGTAATCTTACCACCCAAGTAAGCACTACCATACACCACTGGGATTGGGTTTGTTGTGTCTGGTGCCGCTTGTAAGCGTATGCCTTGATCTACTGCACCTGCAGGATTGTTTTTGCTGGTTGCTTTGTTAATGAGTCTACTAACACCATAAGCAACCAAGATGCGAACTATCGCACTACCAATGTTTGAACTACCTATTGCAGCCGCGGCTGCTGTTAAAAAACTTGCCATTCTATTCTATTCCTTAATCCAATGCTGTTCCACACAACGCCATCCACGCTTGTCAAGATTGACATTTGTGCTGCCTGGTTGTGTGCTCAGACTAACCTGATCTACCAATTTATCTCGTATAAATCTTTCACAATCTCGTTCCCACTGCAGATATAATTCTGCACTACTTCTCGTGCCACGTGATGCTGGTTCAACCCACCAAAACAATTCACGCATCCTAGTGCGGCTTCCAATCCAAGGATCTTGTTCCTTCATTGCACCTATCATACCTGTCACCACTCCGTTGTCTTCAGCAACCATGAGATAGTGATACAGTATAATATTAGTTAGTCGCTCACGGGCACATGATAAATCTTGCTGTGTCCATGAGTTGTAATCTAATAAACTGGCACCAGCAAATGCTTTCAACAACTGTAACAGTTGTTCTACATCCGCAACCCGTGCTGGTCTAATCATGCTACCGCCAAGGGCTTACCAAAGTCAAAGTTTGAGTTGGCAATAGTTGCCACACGGCCAAATGCCGCATCATTACCACGATAACTTGTGCCAGGTGTTGTTACAGTTACACTTGATACTTTATTTGCTGTGACAACTGCTGTGATTCTAGCACCTGTGGCTGCTGTTGAATCAGCGGTTGTAACTGTCAGGGTGGTGTATGTGCCATTGGTATAACCACTACCAGGTTCTATATCATCTATAGTTGCAATGGCACCTCCAGTGGTTGTAGTTGCAATTCTAAAACTAAAACCTGTTCCACCTGTTATTGCCGCGGTGCATAAGAAGCCAGGAAAGTTATACTTGCGTTCATAGTCGTTGGTTCTTTGTCCAACAATCTTTTGTTCTAACACTTTGACAATGCTTGAGCAACTTACACTTACAGTTGTGGTTGCTGATTCACTGAACTGGTTGAACTCGTCATTGAAACTGTAGTTGGCAATGATACCTTGGAAACGCAGGCTTGGATTGCCTGTGATGTTTAGTTTGACTCCTGTGTTGGCATCAAAGAACATACGATAGATAATAACACTACTGCCTTTGAGTTTGTAATCCATCATGCTGGCAACAAATGCTTGATCAATGGCACTCATTGAAATGGTAACATCACTACCACTAGGTGTTAGTTCATTGTTGAATTCACTGATGCCAAGTAAGATACCCAAGGGTGAATATGTGTAAGCAACATTATCACTTTCTGTAATGCTGACAGGCACATCATGGCTACTAAACCGCAACACACCATAGTTGGGTATTGTCATGCGAACAAATGCCGCTTGCTTGACTGCTGAGTAAGATGTTAAATTAAGACCTGTGCTCATTATATGACCTCTTGGAATTCAAAGTCACCATTAAACTCAATCAAGTCCTTTTCAACAAATGTCCATGTTGGTATCTTGGTGCAAATCACTGTCCAAGAAACTTCAGGACCAACTTTAAATGTGACTGCGGTTTCACTGGGAGTCTCAAGAATACTTCTGTGAACTTCAACCAATTGTGTTGCGGCACTACCTTTTGTCACAGCGGCAACAACACTATACACATACTTGCTGCCAGTGGGTTGAATTAAATCACCTGCTCTAAACAACAAACTGCCTGTTGATCCTGGCATGTTGCCTAGTTCAAACTTATAGGTATTACTTGCAGCCTGTGTGGCGTTATATTTCCAAGTCATTGTTGAAGTGGAAGTAGCATTGCCACGATACTGTGTGATCCACTCATAGCCAGCCTTGGTAAGATTAATGGTTTGACTTTGCAACATGGCCTTGGTGTCAATGCTTTCTATATAACCACGGTGAGTGTTCCATACCATACGGCCAGGCATTGACACAGCAAACTTCCAAACTGCTCCACCACGGCTTACTGTGCGAATCACTTGATCACGACTGACAGTTTGACTTATCACTGGTCGTTTTGTAATGCTGATGTTTTCAGCATTGTCTATTACCCATTGAAAACTCATATCTTATCTCCTACCACTTGGGATTGAACTGCGACCTTTCTCAGTCACAGCATATAAAAACTCTGGATCTCGTGCAATCATTTGACGGAAACTTGCGGCGTCATTGGCTACGATATTATAAACAATATTAGTTCCACTGCCACCTCTACTGCCACTCAATTGGTTGTTGGGCACAATGGTTCCAGCACTCTTGCTTAGGAATAATTCAGGACCGTTTTCTCCAACCATGTAAGGTGTGTTGGCTGAAACAGGACCACCCTTGGCTTTACCTGGTATGCCACTCAACATTGAGAAGAAGTTGCCTACGCCACTGCCAGTTCCACCACCACCAAACAAGCCTAGTGCTAGTTGTTTTGCTTGTATGCGAACAAAATCGCTAATGATACTGTTGGCTAGGTCTTTAAAACTTAGTTTACCAGTCTTGACAAAGTTAACAATGGCATCTTCAAAGCCTTTGGTGAATGTTGAAAAATAACCTTGTGCTTGCTTGCTGGCGTTGTTGGCATCTTCAGCATATTGTTTGTATGCTTGTGCCCAACCTGTGCCAAACTCACGGCTCTTATCAATTTGTTCTTGTGCGTTCTTGACCAGTTGATCAGTGGTCTGTTGTTGCTCTGCTCTGATCTTGGCCTGTTGTTCTGCACTTACTTGTCCATCCTTGCCCAGTTTCAATTGTTCTTGTTGGATCCGTTGTTGTGCAGCCAGTTCACCTGCCAGTTTAATGGCTGTGATTGTTTGTTCATTCTGTGTGCCAGTTAAATCAATCAGTCTAGTCTTTTGTGTTATGTTGTCATTGTCTCTGGCAAACAACTGATTGAGTGCATCTATTCGTTGTTGTTCAACACGCAAGGCATCCAAGTTGGCCTTGGTATAATTGCCAATGGTTTCAATATTATCACCAGTGGTTCTTTGTATTCTTGCAATGCTCTTTTCTAATTCTTCTACTTTAGCAGGTGCATTTGGATCAATGCCTATTTGTAATTTGGTTTTGGCCAGTTCATCATTTAAACTTATTACAAGACTTCTTTGTCCTAACAAGGTTGCATATTTTGCTTGCTCAATGGCCACTTGATCTTCACCCAGCCCAATTAACTTGGTAGATGCTATCAGGTCTTGTAGTTTAAATCCTAAACTATTTTCATAATTGTCTGTGACTTGCTGTTGTTGAATTGTAAACTGCTTCATTGCATCAGTTAAACGATTCTGCAAATCATATTCTTGTGTTTGTTGTTTTGCTCTTACAGCGCCTATTCTTGCGGCAAGTTCACTGGCTCTTTGATCAGCACCTTCTGGACCACTCAACTGTTTGTTTGCCGCAATGTCTGCTTGAATGCCTTTGATGTCAGCCTCTGCTTGTGCCTTGATCTTGTTCATCTCATCACGAGTGCGTAAAGCAGCCTGTAAGAATGTCTGACTGGTGGCATCTGCTATGCGTTTGGTGCTGGCTTCAAGTGCTTCTTTGCTGAGATTGCCTGCGGCACCTGGTGCTGGTGCTCTGTTTAGTAATCTACGATTTTCACTGTCTACTTCGCTTTGTGGTAAAAAGTTTGGAGTCTTGATGCCTAATGTAGATTGTATGCTTTTCTTAATGCTTTGGTAGAGTTTTTCACTGGCATCATATGCACCATTAATTTCAATAGCCAAGTCGCCAAAGAAACTTAGAAATTTTCTTTCTAGACTTGCTTTTAGTGATTGAATTGCATCATTGTATCTGTTTAAGGCCGCGGTTTGTTCATCAGTGATGGCATTCTTACCTGCTGATACTTTTGACCAATCAATCTTTGCGGCTTCCTTGCCCAACAAACTGGTTGCAAGTCTTGCACGATCAGCAGGATCAGCAATTAGTTTTAAAGCCGCAATGGTTTCTTGTAGGATTGCACCGCTGTCTCTGAGTTTGCCATTAACATCAACTGTGTTAACACCTAATGCTCTGAATGAATCCTTGTAGGCTGTGTTGCCATCTGCGGCTTCACCAATGCTGACACTTAATTTACTGGCAAACTTTTCAAATGAATCTACGCTACCTCCAGCATCTAATAAACTTTGTTTGAAATTTAATAAACTGCCTGCACCAATGCCAGTGGCATCACTGATGTCTCCCAGTTGATCTGCAAGTGTCAATGAGTCTCTACCCAAGACTGCAAATGCCGCAGAGGCTGCCACAGCGGCCAACCTAAGTGGGCCAAGTTTACTAACGATACCAGTAATTGTATTACCCAGGGCTCCACCTGAAGGTATAATACCTTGCATGTCTTTGCCTAAGTTTTTAATGTTGTCGCCTGCGGCTTTGATACCAGCCGCACCTTCAGTCTTAAACCTTAGGATGAAATCTTCTATTGTTGCCATTTTATTTTCCTAACTTTTTAATTTCGCCACGGATGAACTTGTCAGTTGGCTTGGTCATGCCCTTTCCACCGTTTTGTTTACTCCACCCATTATCCAGGCGTTGAGCATAAGGATAGTTGGCTTGAATTTCATCACCACTCAGCACAGTTGAGCGTTGAGCGTTACCAGTATCTTTGGGAGTTATATTTTTAAAGAAGGCGTATGCTTTAGCAGCCAGGTTCTTGCTAGCCAAGTCCGTTGACAACTGCTGTATGCGTTTGTTGATTTCTCCAGCCATTTCATTTCTTTCCTATAATCTCTAACAACTGCTCTTGCGAGTATTGAGTCCCTCCACTACCATTTGCTTCTTCCCTTTGGTGTTGTTCCCATGTTAAACTAACATCATACACCTGCAAATCAAACGTTGTGGCCCTATTAATTACATCACTTGGTAACACTCCATAATGTTTGGCCATGGCACCTATTGTAATTAACTTGACTGTTGCCCAGTCACTACTGTTGATGACATGGCCTTTGACTTTCCCAAGTTTTCATTTATCTTTACCAGGGCGGCAAAACAAATGTCCACTGGCAGCATGTCATCTTCTTTTAATACTGGCTTACCTGCTTCATTCAAAACAATCTTACGAATCAGTTTATTCAATTCTGTTCCATCCTCATCCTGCTGAACTTTAAAAAAGTTAAAGTAGGTGTTGAGGTCTATATTATCATACATGTAGAAGGTGATTGTATCCCCGTAGGCTTCTACAATCTTGGGATCATCAAGATCCATTCTAATTAGTGTGGGTTTCTTTGCGACTTCGCTTATCAACATATCTTATTTTCCAATCTTATCTTTTAAATGATGTATGGTGCTTAGTAGAAAACGCAATCTTGCGTCTGCTTGTTCCAAGTCCTTACGACTGCACTTTAGTTCTGCAATGCATTTGGCTGCTTCTGCTTCCATGCTCTTGAGAATATCTTCTGTGCTCAACTTATCAAAAATCATAACTTACCTCCTAGGGCTAGTTACAGATATTTAGCCCAAGACAAAGCCCCCAGGGTAGGGGGCTTGTTTACTAAATCAACTTGTGATCAATTAAGCAATAGCAGCCAATGTGTAGTCGCCGTTAACTTCAATAGTTACAGGGCTAACCCAGACTGGACTTGACGCACTAACAGAAGGGGCTAGGCTAGATACAAAGCCATTGCCCATGATCAAGTAGTTGTCAGGAGTTGCACCAGTAGTAGCACCACTTGGAGCAATCATGAATGCCACTTGTGTGCGTGTGTTACTTAGACCAAAAATACCTGCTGTGATGGCTGTTGTAGTTGCACCAGTTGTTCCAAAGAACAGGGTTGGGTCAAGAACGAAGTTGCCACTTAGGCTGTTGGTTGAAACTGTAGTGATTACACTTTCACCAGACTGGTCGAGTTGCTGCCAGCGAAATGATCCGTTAGCGTTGTTGATTGTCACATCTTGTAAACCTGCTAGTTCAATGGCTCCTGCAGCCAGTGTCAAAGCACCAGTAGCAGAATCAACAGCACTATAAAAGTCACTACTTGTAAGGGTAGCGTGTGCTGAAGCATCATACTTAACAAGAACAAGTTTAACGCGGTTTACCGCGGTAGTTGCATTAATATATGCCATTTTTTTGTTCCTTAATTAATTGTGTAAAACCTATACTCAAAAGTATAAGTTACGACATCTCTGTCTATAGAAGCATCATAGTCAAATTCTTTTCTGAAAGAAGTTGGTATGTTGCTCAAATCTTTTGCTACTCTTAAAGTAGTCAATGTTGAATCTAAATCAATGGGTCTTGTCTTGGCGTCTACTGCAAGATATCCTTGGACTGTTGTTACAGTTTCCATGATATCCGTGCCATCAAGCACCTGAATGACTGGAGTTTGTTTAGTGGTTGGCTCATCAAGATAAACTCGTTTCTTGTTAGTGAGGTATAAAGGACTATCACCTTGTGCCCAAGGCAACTCTGGTGAGGTAGTAATGCCACCTGCCAAGTTTGCTTTGAGATAATTTAATAGTTCTGTTCTCATCTTGCACGAATCAAGTTAAGTTTAGATGGAGCCTTATCACTTGTATTAACTGTGCCGTCTCCAGCAAAGTCGTAGAAGTCTCCAGACTCAATCAATTCCACAAACATCTTTTCAGTTTTATCTTCATAATACTTGATCTTTTGAACCTCAGCACTATCTAGATTTGAAAAGTCTGCTACCTTTGGCAAAATATATTCTGCCAAGGCCAAGTATACACACAAGTCAGTAAAGTCTGCTTTGCGTGCCACTATCCTTGCGGCATTGACTGAGGGAATTAGTCTGACATCATTCTTCAAAGATGCATCACGAGTGAATTGGTAATCTTTCCACCAGTCACTGCTTTTGATACGTGCAAGCAATCTCTCACTGGCACGGATCAAGGCATCTTCTACAACAACATCAGTTAATCCCTCATTACTTTCAAAAATCCGTTGGTCGCGATCCACTACATCCTGGTAATCCGCAAAACTGCGAACTGTTGTTCCTGAAATAATAAACGACATCGTGACCTCCTTGATTTAAATATTAAACATTAACAAGTTTAATACCGCGTGTGGCATCAATAACACCAACACCAGCGTGTAAACTTGCAACAATGTCGTTACCAACTGCGGCTGCACGGCGTTGAATTTCTAAATCAACATTCTTGAACATTGCGATTCTGAGAGCATCTTGGGAGAAAATAAATCCCTTGTTTGTTCCAGTAACATAAGCACTCTGGAATAAACGAACACCACCAACACTGGCCAAGAAACCATTTGTCATTGCTTCGTTCTGGAATGTGCCACCAGCGTAAGCGGCTGTGCCAATTGCTTTCATTAGTGCGGCTGCTTGGGCTGGGCTCAAGATACCATACAATTGACCCATTTCACCAGCACCACGGATTTGTGCAACTGCGTTGAAAATTGCGTCAACTGAAACTGGATCGCTATCACCAGTGCTGGCTGTCAATGAGTTCATTGCTGTGATAACATCTGCATCAAATGCTTTGGCAACTGATTGACCTAATACACGGCCAAGTTCAGATGGATCAATAGCACCTAGATCACGCATGACATCACGAGCGGCGTAGATGTTAGCAGAGATTGTAACTTTAGTATCAGTAATGCCAAGTGCGGCAAAATCTTCAGCATCGTGACTTGCACTTGTCAACTTGCTGGCTGTAACAGAACCCATAACTGGAATCTGTGCGGAATTGCTACCTGCTGGTAGGTTAACCATAGGGATAAGACCACCACCTAAGAATAGGGAGTTTTCTTGTGCTGTATAGACTGTGGCTGCTTTGGTAGCAACTACTAATGCGTCTAAATCATATGAGGTATTAAAAGCCATTTTATATTTTCCTTAAAATTAAATTTTGCCGTTGCGTCTTGCTTCAGCGTATATTTTCCTGTGGTCACTGCGAGTGAGATCTAATGAACCTAAATCAACTGGTCCAGGACTGTTGTCACGGACTCCACCATTTGTGTTAGTAGTAGCAGGAGTAGCAGAAACAAAGTGGGGATTGGACTGAAGCCATTCTTGAACATATTGTTCAACACTTAATGGTTTGCCCTTCTCACTGTATCTCACTGTGCCTTTTTCATCTAACACTTCAACATCGCCTTCTTCATTTAGTCTTAAATTGTTCCTGAGAAGTTGTTTCACTTGTGCAGGATTCACACTACGATATTGTGCGGCGTAGTTCATCAATGGTTGTTCTAATTTGAATTCACGAATGATATTATCGCGTTTGGCAATTTCAGCCTCCTTCTTGGAGATTGCATCTGCCATGACCTTTTCAAAGTTTCCTTTTTTAACTTCAAGATCTTGCTGTTGTTTGCGATAGTTGGTTACGATATCTCGCAACTCATCTGGTTCGCCTAGATCAGCATATTTGCCTGAGAGTTTCTTTTCTAGTTGAGTCTTACTCTTGGCTAGAATAGCATTTACCTCATCTTGAGTAAAGGTCTTTGATACCTGACTGTTTGTTTCAGTGGATGTGTCAGTGTCCACGGTTGCTGTTGTGTTTTCTTGATCCAACATAAATCCCGCCTCTCTTGGAGTATTGTTTTGTGACAACTTCTTGCTGTCTTATACTGCTAGGTTGTCACCTGCTGTATTGGGTTGAGGTGTTGCATCCGCTGTGAGATCCAACAAGCCTTTAATTTTTTCTACAATTGATGTTTTAACAGCAGGGTCTTCAACGGTGCTATAAGTTTTAATCAACTGGTCTAATTCATTTTGTGTATCGTGAATAGCAAATGAGTCTGGATATTCAACGGTGCCTGACCAAGTTAAGTTTTGATACAGAGCATACAGTTTCCACAACTGTTCTTCACACAATTCAATGTTGTCTGCCATTTCACTTAAGCGGCTGTTGAGCAAAGCGAACTCTACTTCTCTGCTGACGCCACTCATGACTTGTGCTTCATTGGCACGGATACTGCCTGTGTTGGCCATCTTGTCAATACTGCTGACAATGTTGTTGATGGCTGTGTAAATGCTTGACACTTCTTGTCCACTAAACTCTAACACATAAGGCTTTAAGGCAGGATCCATGGACTGCGGCATATGAATCAATGCTCCTGCTCCTGAACCTACATTGGTATCTGCTGTGGTAACAAGACTTGGATGACTACCAAGACGAATGCCTTGTTCAACTTCACTGGTCAAGTTATAAATCATTCTTGACGCATCAGCAATGTCTTCAATACTACTAATACCCAAGCCACGAATGGTTGAAGTTTGATTGTATAAAATAACAGCAGGGATAACACCTAGTTGATTGATTTCAATGCTTTTGTTTTTTACTTCTTGCTTTTCATGATTGATGGTTGTGGTTTGAATAAACTCTGGTGTCCATTCTTTAACAACTGAAACACTGCTGTTGCTGTCTTCAATGTATTTGAAATATGAAAGTTCATAACGACCACTTTCTAATCTAGTCCATGAGAAATCTGTGACCAGTAATGGTGACAAGAGATTCAAATAAGGACGCACACCAGCGGCAAGTTCATCAGCACGGGTAATGGCGCCAATGTTGGCTTTTGACATTATGATCCATGAATGTCCAAACACATTGGCCCATGTTGCGGCCTGCTTCATGAAACTGTCTAAGTCACGACCTTCATGATCAGCATCAGCCAAGAAGGCCACTAATGCTGGATCATTTTCTAAACCTGTTAATACACGCTCAGGTTCAGTTCTAAACAAGAAACTAATGTAAGTGGAAATGATACTGCGTGGATGATTATCATATGGGGTGTTGGCCAAGCGTTGATTGTATTCATTTGCTGTTTCAAGTTGGTAGCGTGTAAGATAGCCGCCTTTGCGATAAGTTTCCCCACCTGAGAAACTATCATATAAAAACTCGTAGCGTTGTCTGTTACGACTGACAAGCGGGTTCACTGAGGCCGCGTCAGCGTAGTTCTGGCTTAGAATTGTATCCATTGCTTTTCATTTCCTTGTATAGACCGTCTGTGATCAGTAGATGTCTGGTATCTTTATTTATGCTCATGCTTAGGCCAGTTGATGCCCCCATCGCTGTGGTGATCGTGCTTCCACTGGTTTAGTGATTGGGAATGAATACTGAATCCAATATGTGGCAGCATCTGCTCCATGATCCCAACCCTTGTCCTTGTCTGGTTGCATACTGTCTGGTTTGTATGACCAGTTCTTAAAACAAGCAATGGTCTTTTTACAAACAGGATCAATGAAGAAGCGTGTGCTGTCATCTGGTCGCTTGAAGAATAAACTATTGCCACTGTTGATGCGATCTCGCACCAAGGGGTGTTGTCTATGATAGCGTGTGACAAAGCCAGCCATCTCCAACAACTTGATATCAGTGTTACCACCAGCACTGGTCTTACGCTGAACACCAGCAGGGTCAGGAAACACAGTGATGGGATTACGCGGATATCTACTTCTAATCTCATTGATCATTTCTTGTGTGTTACTGTTGTCAAGATAGATCTCATCATACACTTCAATACCTGTGGGCGTTTGACGACCAACAACTGCACTCATTGGCGTGCCATTAAAGTCCATGCCTATGAATACAGGTTCTGTTTCTGTGGGCTTACGCACTTCACGAATGTTATGCTCGCCAAACTCACCAAATATAATTCCAGCAAACACTTGCCAACTAGCACAGTATTCTTGTAAGAACACCTTGGGTGATAAGTCTTGCTTGGCTTGTTCAATCTCATCTGCATCTACAAAGCCACCCTCTGCTGTTGTGTAACTAAAACTTGCCCAATTTGGCTTTGTCAAATGATTATCATACAAGTCTCTTGCAGCCTGATTGCCTGCTTTGGGAGTCCCAGTAAACAAGGCGTGTCCACGTTTGTCACTCAAACTAGGGCGTATGATTTGATGCCAAATGTTTTCAATATCAATGTCACAGAACTCATCCACACAAATAAATGAGATGCTTTCCCCCCTGAGGTTATCTCCCTGCTCTGCTGACTTCAAACATATTTGACTATTATTTTTGAGTCTGATCGTAAGTTCGCTTTCATTAGTATCTTCAATCCAATTTAACTTGCTTAGTTTCTTTTTTAGTTTGGTCCAGCATAGACTTTTAATCTGCTGTCTACTATTGGCCAACATCCACACAACACTATTTGGTTTACTTGCAAACCTACACACTTCACGCATGGCGAGAAATGTTTTGCCTCCACGACGACCCGCAAGCACTACACGAAATCGTGTATCACTATCAGCAATCAGTTGTTGCTTGGCACTTAACGGCATAGCACATCGTTAATGTGATCAGCAATACGCATGGCTTCTTCTGGCGTTACAAAATAACTGCGGTTGTGAACTGACCCTGTGACACCATCAAGTATTGTGCTTGTTATTTTGA